AAACAATAGATATTCGTACTTAATTGGCAATAGAGAGAACTCTCCCCATTTAAGATTTTGTAAACAAAGACCTGTACCATTTTTCGTAACTTTTCCGAACATCAAAAGTACACGTCCAAGTGAATCATCAGTAATACCGTGTTCTCGCTGTCGCCAATCAACCATTTTCAAACAAAAATCACCTACACCATTACCTGATGGATAATTAAAAAAAGTCATTCTACAATTTGTAGGTTTCTTATTTTCACCAAAATGTCTGGTTGATAAGATCCTAGCAAAATACAACTTAGGAACAGAGTCCTCTTCTTGTATATTTCTGATATCAACAAGCGTATCACAAAGTTGCCTTGCGTTCGTTTTTTCAGGTAGCAAGTAATACTTGAAGTAATTGGTATCAAAATTCCGACACATACCGGCAATTGTCGTTATCGTTGAAGGCAACTTAAATGTCTGACCATCATGCTGAGACAAAGGAACGTCAGTTTCTTCACCATTAACATCATCAACAGGTGTATCGTCGTATGGCTTACCCGTCGTAATTTTAGCTTCTGGTTTTTCCTCAAGAAAGCCACTCACAATGACAAGCTCATCATCATCAATAGCCTGCTTTACACTTTCGTAAGAATTATATTTTTTCCCCTCAGCTCTACGAGCGCGCAATGTACACGGAACAGCTTCATATTTTTTTTGGTGCTTAAAGTAAGCAGGGGTACCTAAAGCATTAACTTCTTTGTCTTCTGGTGTTCGAGACAGATTCGTAAAGCAAGCCGGGCAATATAAGGCCCCTTTCATACCTACGGCATACTCTGTTGGAATAATTCTTTGTGCATTTTTTAGTAGTGTCGCACGAATGCCATCTTCATGATTCCAACCAGTGCAGTACAAAGCGTGAGGTATTCTTCTGTTTTCCATAACTTTCTCCCTTATTCTTAATGATCTACTATTACCAGAGTAAGGTATGCAAGTTGTTGATCTTGGACTCAAAACCACCCAAAAGAAATCATACGCATTACAATAAGCGGAATTTATTTAAAACAATTCACGCTGCCTGCGCTTCAATTCAGCCTGACGCTGTTCTCTGATTATTTCGGTAATTTGTCGTTCAGTCAGTTTATGGTGATTCGCCAATTGTTCGATGTTGCGGCCATTGTATTCACGCCAAATAGAAATATTACGAAGGGCTGATTTCAGCTTAGAGCCATTGGGAATGTAGATGTCGCGGCCACCGAAGTAATGCCCTAGGGCAATGGTGAGCTTGTCGGCTAGGTGAGGCTCATCAACCTTGGCTCGTTTCAGTTCACTATTTAGCACTTCACTCAATGACTGCAAGGTGGAAGGCCAACGCTTGCGCACGTTATCGTCAGCAATTTCAGTAACACTATTGATCAATAGTTCCAGCTCTGACGTTTCCGTTTTGAAAATCTCGTGCTGCTGTTCCATTGCTGTCACCCTGAATTAATTTCGATCTCTCTATTTAGCTATATGATTGTTCTTCTGGTCAATACAAGGCTTCTGGACGGGTATAAAAAAAACCGCCAGGAGACGGTTTAACCATCAGATAAGTGCTAATAACTAACGTAAATTGCTAACTTGCTATTGCCCACAACAGATCGAGGCACAAGCTATGGAACCTTAAGACCATTACGAGCCTGATTTTTTATACAATTTAGAATATTGTTGTACATTCAAGCAATTTCCTTTCTTCCATGCAACATCAAGTGCGTCGTCACGTGACCCAGCAACCCTTGTTACAGTGAAGTCAGGAGCACCAATTAATTCATTCATTTCTTGAGATGTTTTTTGTTGTGTTCCTTGTTTGTTAACCCAATATGAAGCTTGAATCGCACAATCAGCTGCGTTTTTGCCCTTATATCCGTTAGCGTTTTCAGCAGCTACATAAGAAGTGTTGGTTTTATTACTTGAAAATACCACGTACAAAATGGTCTTCCTTATATGAAGGTAAAATTTCATGATTAACTATAAGTTATAGAAAATCATTTTAGCAGGAGAAAAGCGACATTCAATAGGATAAAACACCAGATATATTTGTAATATCTAAGGCGCTTTGTATCCCAATGTTTTATGTGCGTATAAGAAAGTTCTGTTCAGGAATTGCTATGAACTGCAAGCCAGCCCGAAAGCGGTTTATCATTAATCCACATGCTGCTGCGAATTTTGCGCCTCTGAAATGATGGCTTGTGATTCACTTCTCGCTTAGCAGTTTACTGTCATAAATTCATACCCTTCGATCACGGCTTTATACCCTGCCAGCCCTGTACCGTTACGATTTAGCGGTACTGTCCACCCAGCTTCTTTCATCCGGTCGGCAAGTTCTCGTTTATGCCAATTTTTGAGTGATTCCAATACGGTGTACGCTTGATTGGCATCACACCAGCCTACATGTTCAACACCTTCGCCTTTGTTTCTGTTGGTTATACGGCGCACGTAAGCATCTAGTGCCGATTCACTGCGATCACGCACGATGTCGTGCTGGGCCATGATTATCCAGATGGCGCGAATTTTATCGATTTCAGCGTGTTTGGCTTTGCCTGCTTTGGGGCTTAAACGGCGTTTAAACGGTGTTTTACCCCCTTTCCCCTGCCGTTTGAATCCTTGGATTTCCATTGCGGTCAGCACGAGTTCTAGCTGTTTAATGTTCATTTTGCTACAGCTGGAATGCTCGCCATTGGCAAACAGTAAAGCGCGGTAAGTATCGTCATCTAGTGCTAGCTCTCGCTTGCCGACATGGATTAGCTGTATTAAGCGATTTCGGTTATCCATCATTCAATCCTAAATTTAGGGTGTACGAAGCCCCACACGGGGGCGTGTATTTTCTGAAACTTTATTAATTAATCGATTTAGCTGCTCATCAGTACCCAGCCGCTACGCTGGATAGACATCACCCTTTTTACTGCTTTAACAAGGGCGATGTTTCGCTCATTTACTCGCTCGGTGGCGGCGTTTTCCCCATTACCCACAACAGGGCATCACTTACCCCTTCGGCATAGGTTTTACCCTTGACCTCTGCGTTAATCTCTTCCAGCTGCTGCGCCTTATCCAGTTCATTTAACACTGCTAAACGGGTATGAGGGGCAACGAACGGCATATTCAAATGGCTCATATTTTTCATGGCACCTCCTATAATGCCGCTAAATCTAACGGGATATTAATCAACTTGCCTTCACTGGTGCGCTCTCGGAAATTCAGGTACGTTTTTGAACCCGTGACCATAATGGCATCGGCGATGGCTTCCATGGCATTCATCCAACGCTGGTCGATGATTTTATCTTTGTGCTTACGCAGGGAAAGAATACGGCCTGTATTCAAGTTACCCTCGCGGTCTACTTCAAAAGCATCGTTAATAAGCACTTTTAAATAATCGTTAGCGTCTGAACTCCAATCTTGCACACACTCATCAATCAGCTCTTTGGCTATCTGTAGTTCGGGACCAAAGGTAATTCGGTCTTGCACTGTGATTTTAATTTGCAGTGCTCCATCATATGAACTGAAAGAAAAACCACCTTTAGCACCACCTCGCTTTTTCTTCGTTTCATATTTTTCAGCTAATAGTTCAAGGAACGCATAACAATCTTCATAAACTTTTCGTTTGAATGTTTTTAGCGTTTGCTGAATATTTCGTGCTTCTGAAATATGTTTTTCCACAAAGTCATTTATTTCAATATCGTAATCATCGACAGTTGAAATAGGCACAAGACGCTGTTTGCTATCCAGCATGTATCCGTGAGGTACTTCTGATACCTTAGTTACTTCTTGGGTATTCATTCTTTTTCCTTTAGAACAGTTTAATTCGTAATTCCGATTTGCTGCCCGCGTAAAAGACGCTGATAAGCTAAAGAACATGCATCATCTCGGGCAAATAACGATGCCCTTTGCGAAAGAGCCTTCCTTGCCTTACTTGGTTTTGCCTCCCCAGAGCCCCTTACATTCTTGCAGTAGTTACAGGTTCCCTTTTTAATTTGCCAACACGGCCTTCTAATAAGGCAACAATTACACTCAACTAACAAACCATCTTCTTTTATTAATTGATATGTGGTATTTCTTTTACCGCCACACTTTTTAATAAAGCCATAAGTTTGCAAATTATTAAGCTGATACTGTACTGCTCGCCCTGTCACATCCAAGATATGCATTGATATATCAAGGCGGGTAAGAGGCTTTTCCCGAAGTACGGCAAGAACCTTCTCAGCCGTTGTCATAAACCCTCCAGGTAACTAAACACCCACCGTATGGCGCTACATTTAGTGTCGATAAATCACTACCTTGGCGAGTTATTACAGTAAAGCCTTGGCAAAGGTTAGCTGGGCGCTCTATTTCAATAGTCGGACGAATATTACCAACTCGCGTAGAGCGAATAACTAATCCTGCTTTTTGTAATTTTCGTACCGCGTGATTAATTAAATTAACTCGCGACGTTAATTTTGCCTGTGTCATTTTTCGCTCCTTGAATATTTTTTGCTCCACAACAACTGGTTGTAACGTGTGGCCAATTTGGTGAGTTCTTTTTCCAGTAGCTCGTTGAGTTTTAAAGCATCACCACCAGCCACACGTTTGAAGTAGACTAATTGGCTTTCCAGCGAATATAAATCCTCCTCATTAACCTGATTACCATGCTGTCCACGAAGGGGAATTCCCTTGTTTAACGGTGAATGACGTGGGCGACCATTTTGATAAAACTGCATTCGCTCCTTATGCACGACTGACGCAGGGCGTGAGTCAACCTGCGCAATTTTAATCGTTACCGGCTGTTTCGAGTGGGGGCATCCACTGTGACACGCCTTATACAACATGACCCGCTGCGGATTAGTGGCTGCAAACTCTCGCTCCTGATGGTATTGGCATTTATCTAGGCTGATCTCACCAAGGACGGGGCACATGACAACCTGATTCATGTAACGACCTTCCACCAATTTACTTATTCGGCTGAGATCCCCTTTATAAGTCCCTTTCAGTACCTGGTTAACCTGTGTAGCACTCACACCCAGTTCGGCGGCAATGTGACGCTGTGAGTCCTGGTTACATTTCTCACGCAGAACCTCAATCCATTCGTCACTCATTTGCACTCTCCTTGAATGGATAAATCTTCTGCTCGTTCACGTCCCACATGCCTTGTTTACCTCGATCTACTGGACTATCCGGACCGGTATTACGCACTAATAGGTACATGGCACATTCACCTTTTTTGTTCCCTTCCAAACAAATTTTCCTGATGTATCCCGCTTTTTCTAATCGTTGGGTAAAGCTACTCACAGTACTGCTCGCCACTTCAGCAGCCATCATTAAATCAATACGGCTAAATTTCCGAAGTACCCGCATGGTGTTCCACATCCGACGTCGAGGTTTGTTTACCTTTCGATGATGAGTAATACCGCTTCCTCTTCGCTGTCCTTTCCCAAACTGAAGCACTTCGTCATTCTTTACAGCATATAAATAGGGGGCTTTAGCTCTCACGATTTTTAACGCCCCTTTGCGTAATAAAAATTGCACAAATGTTGACACTTTATAGCGTTTAATTTGCGTGGCATCTGCCACTTCCCCAACGCTAAATATATTTTTCTTGAGCATTTCGCCCCACGCCCGTTCTCTCGGACTTTTGTTATCGCACAACATACAACGCGTAACCTCCGTGTTTAAAATCGAGTTATATAACTCGCTCGTCTTCGCCCCAGTGAGCCAAATCAATCAGTTGAACTCCATCTACCTGGGCCTTACGTTCAATCGTCTCTAGCGCAATCGCTGATAATCGATAAGAGCCATGAGTTTCAAGTAGTACGCGGCGCAGCAGGTCATCCGCCACTTCAATGCCATCTTCAAGCAGGTCACGAACCATGACTTGTAAGTCTTCGATTGCGGCAGGCTGGAACTCATAACGGGCAGAGATACGGCTATCGAGCTGCGGCAGCATTTTCACTTTGCGGGCGATTTTATCCATCCCCACCAGGATGATGACGGTATCGGTCAGATCATGAATATCGCGGATCATTTCAAGGAGATCGGGCTGGTCCATGTAGTAGTCAGCCTCATCAAGGAAGATCACCTTTGGCTCCATTGAGAGTGCATCGACCACTCGCTCAAATTTCACCATTTTATTGCGGGGACGATCGCGGATACCAAGCTCTTTCAGCAGACGGTCAAGAAAGCTACCTGGTGTTTCCAGACGAACGGCTCGCAGATAAACACCATTTTCAATGTTGTTTAGCAGCTTCAGGGTGGCCATCGTTTTACCAAGACCTGGGCGACCATCCATCAGGCCAATGGCAGGAACCGCAGGAGAACGAGAAGAGGTAAGCTGGGAAAGCAGAATGCTCGCCTGTGCAACGTTTTCAGTATATGCAATTGTGTATTTCATAATGTATAATCCTTATTCGATATTGAATGCCATTGGCATTTTTCTAAAACCAGTCGCCTATCGGCTGGTTTTCTTTTCTTCATTCCCCGATTTCAACCGCTCCGCCATTGCCGCCATTTTCGGCTCTGCTTTTCGGAACTTATCCATCGTTATAATTTCGTCTGCCGTTAAAGAACGAACATCCGCCTGGCGTAAGTAATAAGTGAACTCCTCCATTTGATTGCGGAACCGTGGTTTGGCCTGTTGTGCTTTTAATACCTCATCTATTTGCAACTGCTCTTTCCGACGCTGTTCAAATTCGGTTCGATCCATTCGTTGCGTTTCAGGCTGTTTAAGTGCTTGTTTAGCGCCACGAGTAGCGGCGGTATCAGCCACTTCAGTTCGATGTGGCAACCCTGCAATAGTGGCATTGCGCTGTTTGGCGGCGGCTAATACATCCATCGCGACATCACCCACCCCAATTTTTTTGCTGGATTGACGAAGTGCTTTACGCTGCTGTGCCAGTTGAGCACTTTGCTGACGGCTAGCCTCTTTAGAAAGTTCGCTGAGTGTCACACCTTGCCATGCTAACTCTGGATTACGAGCTGTGCAGATGAACTCCATTCCTTCAGGGTTAAACACGTATAGCTGACCGACATCATGCGGATTCCACGAACAATAAAGATCCTGGCCAATTCGCTCACCCAGTTCCGTTGCAAAATAGCTGATGCCTTCAACAACAATTCCGGCGTCTTTATTGGCAACTCGTACCCCGGCAGCACGGCCTGAACGGGCAGGAACAGGGCTGAGCAGTACATCCAATGTGCGTTCACAATCCATAGTCCTAATGGTGGCGCGGTGTTTCTGCCATTGTTCAAATGGGGTGCACCCCAGCTTCCGATGCGGTTTATGGAGGTAGAAGTTATTTACCCAGTCATCAATGATGGCTTGCAGCTCTTTTGATGAGAGCGAGACTTCAACATCGGCCCCTTTGCTCAAGCGCATTTTCCCGTCACTTCCTTTCACTTTCGTTGTGGCCATGATCTGGTCGGCAAAGCTTCTACGTGAACGAAGTTCCTGACGTTTTGCGACATTGTGCCCGCCATATCCTGGCAATAACGTGCTGACCCCGTGCGCCCATGTTCTGAAAAAGCGCTCGATAAACGGCTTTTCATCACCGGCAAACGGTTTTGTCAGTACCTGTTCGATCTCAAGGCTGGAGATCACGCTCATGACTCGACGACTGGTGTAATCTTTTCCGTTATCTGTTTTAACCGTGTCGGGTATGCCAAATTCAAGAATGGCTTTACGCATCAGTAAACAAACAGCTTCGGCACTGGATGTTGGGTGTACGATCAGAATTGGCCGACGACTATAAACATCAATGCCACCTATAATGCTGTGGCGTCCGTCTGTCAGTAGTACGTCTGACGGGGTTGAATCGAGTTCCCATAGCTGATTAATGCGCGAGATGTTTTCTGCGGCATTCCCCCACGCAACCTGACGGCGATTTTTGAAATCATCAGGATTACTAAGCTGATTAAGTACCAATTCAAATTCTTTGCGAAAAGACTGAAGCCAACGGCGAACAGCACTAAGAGATGGAACCGCACCGCTGATTTTATCTAACTCGATCTGCGCCCTTATAGCCTCTTGCAGATTAGTGGCCTGAATATCAGGCTGATGCCACATCATGCCCCGGCAAAAGGTCTGCAACTCAGCATGTTCATCAATCATATGTTGGCGATCAGATTTATAGTTGCCTGCTAGTGCGCCTGCCCCTTGATTTGCCAATGTTTGTTCCCAGCGACGGAGCGAACGCATACTGACGCTTTGAACGATCTGATAGATATCTGCATCAAAGCTAAGCTGCTGCTGGTTGTACTCTTTAATAAAGGCTTCTTCCCCTATCGTCTTCTGCTTTTTAGCAATGAAAGGGGCAAGGTATTGCTTGTAACAAGCAACGATTAATAATCTGGCTTCAGCTCGGCCTTTGGCGTTACCTTGCAACCTGCCAAATTCTTGCGTGCCCTGCTGTAGTGTCTTAAGTCTGTCCTCCTCCTTTTTCTGCTGTTTGGCCACATTGCATTTAGCGATGGCTTTAGCGGCTATTGCTACCGGATCTGTCTTGCTTAATATTTCGATTTCACGTTTAGCTATATACGCACGAGTTTGATCTGGAAAATCGTTAATGTGATATTCAAAGCCTTTACCTTTGAGAACCTTCCTTTTTATCCATCCGTCTTTTTGCGCGCGTTTTCTCACTCCAAATGGTGAAGATGGAATACCTGGAAGTCCTTTAATGTCCTGAATAGAGAACCATTCTTTACTCATCACTTCCTCCAACAAGCTCCACTTCAAGAGTTTCGGATAACTTACTCATGATTTCCCTAGCCAGTTTTCTTTGCGGCTTACAACCTTTTTCTGGTGCAAACATATTGATGCAATACAGAACTGTCCTAGGGTTATAGAAATTGGAAAGCGCCCAGCTTCTTACTGTCCAACCTTTAGCACGCAACGCTCCATAAATTTGGTTAACATTCTCTATTTCCAT